CTGGAATTTCGTGGGGTAGATACATAGATCATACTCCTGGACTTATCCAGGGATTGACCTTTGGCCACGGTGTCCTCCCCCCTCTCAATGATGCTGCTGACGCTACAAGGGCAATCGCGCGGACTAATCCGTCCCGCGTTGTCGTTGATGTGCCTTCATTCATCGTTGAGTTAAAGGAACTTCCGTCCCTGTTCAAAAATGCTGGGGACCATCTACTGCGGAAGGGAGCTAATGCGCTCCTCTCCTACCAGTATGGATGGAAACCCCTCATTAATGATTTGGCAGAGTTCATCGATTTCCAACGTCACGTGTTAAATCGTGAGAAGGAACTCGGGAATCTGTTTAACAAGGGTGGCTTGAGACGTACTTTTCTGCTGTCCACGGATATGTCTACTGCGATTAAGACGACTCCTACTTTTCTGGAGTCTTCGCTGTATACACTCGTTAGTAATGAATATACTATCGAGACATACCGTAAGCGTTGGGCCACCGCAAGGTGGAATCCTGCTCACAGTGTGCTTCCAAAGACAGATGCCGAGCTGCATAAACTTGCAGTGAAGGCAGTCTATGGTTTGTCCGTCAACGTCGCCTCGGCATGGCAATTAATGCCATGGTCGTGGTTAGTTGATTGGGCATCTTCATGGGGCGACTACTTTGATGCTAAACGCAACATCGTGGACGCCACATGCAGCCGTGTGAATATAATGACTCACACGCGCTCGTTCCATAGATTCAGAAAGGTATCGCTTAGCGGGTCCGGTTGGACTGGCGTTAAGCTTCCCACACCGGTGGTCGTAGTCGATCAAAAGCTACGATCAATCGGTGGGGTTCCTTCTATAACTGCTTCGCTCCCAATTCTCTCGGGAACGAAGATGTCGATCCTCGGGGCGCTTGGTATCCAGCGGCTTCGCGGGATATCAACTCGTTGAGCGATCACATTTCGTGATCGCGCGAGTGGCACTCCAAGGAAAGTAGGCTCTCTATGCTCGGTGATACTCTTACTATCACGGTCAACGCTGTTGCGAAGATCATGAAGAAGATCAACCAAGACGCTTATTCCGCTGAGTACCTCCTTAGGGAGGCGACTCAAGAGTTTCGCACGAAAGTGCGTCACTCGACGGAAAAGGCGCTCGTCAATGGGCAGAACATCGATCGTCACAACGTCGAGTTCACCCAATCCATTTACCCTTCCGTTACGTACCCTGAGGGGTACACGCGGCAAGTGTACACTGTTATCCGCAATCCGCGGAGTGACAGTGCGGTCGAGGTGGACTATTTGTCCGATGGCCTCGCCGACTGGGTTAAGACGAATGGACCTCTACTGGTGGGTTGGGAGTCTTAGACTCCCTTCCCGTCGGTAGAACCATTCTGGGTTGCATCCATGTTACTGGATGATCATTGGGCCGTAGAGCATTTACAGGGAGTTACCTGTTATGCTTAACAGCTACGTGAGCAGCCTACAGGGACTTTATGGCAGCCTCCTTACGGATGCTGTCAGAATGTATCCCACGTACCACCTTGAGGCGGAACGTGACTTGTCACGAATCCATCTCCTTATGGAAAATAACGGCATCGCGTTCATAACGATGGCGTTACCCTCAATGGGTAAGCACTTAGATCAGTGCTTAGCCCATGGGCTCCTTACCAAGTCGGGTATCATGGGGTTTAAACCCTACCGACGAGGTTCCATAATCCCTGTTTTATTCAAGGGAATATGGAAACGAGTGTTCCATGAGAATGGTGTGCTTCGGGAGAACCCTGACATCGATGCCATCCTTTTGCTTCGCCAGCTGCTTAATGCAGCCAAGAAACTGAGGAAGGAATGCGATGAGTCAAGAACGGCAACCGCCGTCCAGGACTTTTTCAGGCTGGATCAGTCACTACGATTACCTTCCATTAGTTGGAGCGGTGATTGTCTTGATCACGCTTCTGTCGGTAGTCTATCTATTGTTGATGGACTCTCGTCAGAACGTGAACCTGACCTCTTTGGCGCAACAGCGCTTGGAGAGCAGGTCCGATCTGGACTCCTGGAGACGATCCAGCGTACCGCTGACATCGTCTCTACCTCCTTCGGCTGGTTCGATCCAGTCGATTGGAGAGCGAAGCACGGACCAGGAGCAGTAGCAGATGCCAAGCTCGGAAAAGGTTCTAAATATTCTTTTCCTACTTGGCCTGCTAAGCTGGATCGGTACTTCCCTATGGATAGCTTTGGCTTCGCCAATGCATCCTATTGGTTGGACCACCTTAGCAATCCTGGTGGGACTCACGTTAATCGTGAGGACCCATCTCGATTGATTGCCGTCCCAAAGACGCAGAAGGGACCGAGGCTGATTGCCTCTGAACCTACCTGCCACCAATGGGCACAGCAAACTGTCAAGGATTTCTTGACAGTCAAGGTCGCTGAGACACCGATTGCTAGTTCGATCTCTTTTAGAGACCAAACTCCCAATCAGGACTTCGCGAGATCCGCCTCCAAATCAGGTAGCCATTGGACAATTGATTTGTCCTCGGCCTCTGATTGCGTGTCCTGCTGGCTTGTAGAACGTATGTTCAGGAGAAACGTAAATCTCCTGCACTACCTTCACGCCTGTAGAACGCGCTGGCTTGTGAATGAAATCACGAGCGAACCCAAGTATCATATGATACGTAAGTTCGCAGCCATGGGTGCTGCTACGACATTCCCGGTGCAGACGATTATCTACACTATCGTTTGCATCGGCGTGATGCTAGACGAGTTGGGTTTAAAGCCAACTTCATCGAACATCGCGATGATGTCACGACAGGTCCGGGTGTTCGGTGACGACATTGTCGTACCGAGCGCAGTGGGTGCTTCCGTAGTCCAAGTACTAACGTATCTTGGATTCAAGGTTAATCCCTCCAAAACCTTCGGAACAGGAATGTTCCGTGAAAGTTGCGGTGTGGAATGCTTTGGTGGCTTTGATGTCACCCCAGCATATTTCCTTGATTACTACGATAAGTCCCGATCCACCACCATAGCCACTACCGTCGAGACCTCGAACAACTTCTATAAGAAGGGGTTCTGGGCAACGGCGGAATGGCTAAAATCGACTATACCACAATCGCT